GAGCGTGTTGAAGTTCGCGGCGGCATCCATGAGGATCTTCCCGAACACCATCGCGCCGTCGACCATCGTGCCGACGGTCACGGCCATGATCTTCGAGAACTCCATCGCCACGGGCACCATGCCGCCCGCGTCCGCGAGCCGCGAGAGCAAGTCCTCGATCAACCCCGTGACCGCAGGCGCGAAGGCCGCGACCACTTGCGTCTTGAATCCTTCGAAGGCATCGGCAACGTCACCGAAAGCGTTCTTCATGGCAATCACGTTCTGCCCCGATGTGGAGTCGAGCGCGGTGCCGAACAAGTTCACTTCCTGGGTCGCTTTCCGAATCGCGTCAGAGCCCGCCAGGAATAGCGGCTCCAGGTCTTTGCCTGTCCTGCCGAAAATCTTCATGGCCGCGGCCGTCCGCTCCGCGGGAGTCGGCAACTTTGCGATCTCGTCAACGATCCGCTCGAAGGCCTTTTCGGGAGCCATCTTCGCCAGTTCTTCGGACGATAGCCCCAGGGCCGCGAAGGAAGACTGTGCCTTCTTCACGCCTGCCCCGGCCGCCACCAGGGCCACGCCCATCTTCTGCACGGCCGTGGTCACCGCGCCCTGGCCGACGCCCACCTCGTCGGCTGCTTCCGCCAGCGCCCGGAAACTTTCCAGCGGCACGCCGATCTTCGCAGCGAAACGGGCCTGCTCCGTGATCGTGTCGGCCGTGGCCGATCCGATGGCCGCGATGCTCCGCGCGGCGTTCGTCGCACCCTTCACCATGCCCGCGAACAACTGCGCGCCCTGGATGCCCGCAATCAAGTTCACGCTGCCGCGCAACTTGTCGACGCCGCCTTCCAGTTTCTTGAACTCGGCCCGCGCGGTATTGCAGCCCGTCACCAGGCCACCCGTCGAGGCCGTGAAGATCGCCGCTACCTTGCCGATCACCGTACTCATTTGATTTTCCCTTGCGCCCGCAGCTGGGCCGCGAACTGCGGAATCTTTGCCAACTCCGCGATCAGTTGATTCTCGGTCTGCACAGGCTCCCGCCAGTTGGGCATGAACTTCGATTCACTCGCATGGTCGAACTCCGAACCGAACGCCGTCCGCAACAGCGACCACAGCCGACCCGCGATCCGCCACTCGTCACCGAACGGCTCCACGTGCCAGTAGGCTTGCCACCGCCGCAGTTGGGCGAGCGTGATTCGAGACGCGAACGCATCGACGTCAGGCTCGTTCATGCGAAGGGCCAGCCGGTAGAGGAAACGAACCTCGGGGCTGGCCTCTATTTTTTTGCGTCTGCCTCCACTTTGTTGTCGCGCAGTTTCATGACGTCCTCCACGCAGCGGTTGTAGATCGCCATCATCACGGACGGCGGGAGCCGCAGCGCGTCGGATGGGTGCTCGAGGAGCGGCTGCCCGTTGTCATCCACCAGGCAGGCCGCGACCGTGCGAGCGATCACCGAATCGGGGAGCATCTTGCCTTCGTGGTCGCGCTGCTCCTGGACGATCGCGTACCAATCGCGGAACACGGGCGACTTCAGCCGCACCGGGCCGAGCCCCGGAATGTCCACTTCCAGCACATCGCCAGAATCAAAAACCGATTCGAGCCGTTCACGATTCACTGCCATCTCAAATCCCCGTAAGTCGGAAGGTTGCACTCGTCCGCATCAAATCCCCGACCGCGCCTTCAATGCGAAACTCCACCAGAAACGCCAGGCCGGAAACGCCCCCGCCTGGGAAGGAAACCGAGAGTTGTGCGACGGTGCCGCGGTCATCACCGACCAGGCCCAGGCCCGTGCCCAACGCGGCGACGGAGATCACCGGCGGCTCCTGGGTTGTGGGCGCGTACTGAGCCTGCACGCGCGTGTTCGATCCCGACCCGGCCAGGCGGCTATCCAGGTGGGTGAACGGCTGCACGGCCCCGGCCGGGAATTCAACGTCGAACTTCGTGATGCTTCCCAGGTTGCGACCGCCCCACACGACGGCCGATCCGTGAGCGTCTTGTATCGACACAGCGGCCTCCGATCACGGGGCCGCTGACATTCGGAACTCCGCGGAGCCCGCCAGCAACTCGCCCACCTTCGCCTCGTTCTCCCACTTCGTGCACAGCGCGCTTCCGCTGATGCCGAGCGTGTCGCACTCGATGTCGTGAACCGCCAACTGGTCTGGCCGCTGCGTCCCGTAGTAGGTGCAGGAGACGGTATCGCCGTCGACAAGCGGAGCCGGCTGGTAGGCCCGCATCGAGCCGCTGGCAAGGTCGAGAGTCGAGGCGTCGATCTCGCTCACCGATCCCATCACCTTCACGTTGGTCGCCAGGAAGGCAACTCCGTTGAACTTGAACTGAGTGCCCTGCGAATCGGGGATCGGCATGGATCAACTCCTCGGGTATTTCTCTATCCAACGGATTCGGTAGGACTGCACCACCACGTAGGTCGGCCGGTCATATCCTTCGAAGATCACCACCTCGCCGTCGCGTTCGTCGGCCAGGTCTACGCGGTCGATTATGAGCCCAGCGGCCTCACCCTTGAACGTGTCGCAGGCAAGGCGCACCCGCTCGGCCAGCAACTTCGTTTCGGCGTAACTTTCCGCGTACAACTCGACTTCGAAGGATGCCGTGGGCGGGACGCAAACCGCCCCCCGTCAGGTGCCGCTCCCGGTCGGTCTGCACTCGGCGGTAGACCGCGAACGGGACGGCCACGGCCTCGGCCACCGCCACGGGCCAGGCCATACACCCGGCCGCCGCCTCTACCGCCGCTTTCAGCCACGCCTCGGGGTAGTTCATTTCGGTTTCCAGCCTGGGTTGTGGCCCAGTTCGCGCGGGGCCTTGTCGAGCGCGTGGAGCATTTCAGTCTGGAGGGTGCGGGCCAATTTCGTTCCGACCCGCAGCATCGCCAACTCGACCATGCGGCGCGGCCTCACCCCGCGGCCCGTGCCGAACTCCAGCCATATCGCTTTCTTGCTCTCCGCTCCGTACTTGTAGCCCAGGGCCGCGACTGCCATGCCGTCCGCATTGCGCCCCAGGTACTTCGCTTTCACGGTGACGGCCCGCCGCATCGCTCCCGCGTTGGATCGCTTCCACCCGCCCGAACCCGGCACGAACCTTCCGCCAGAGTCTCGGGCGGTCTCAGACTTCGAGTAGTACGCTTTGCCCTTCGGCGTGAGCCGCTTCAACGTGTTCACGCCGTCCGCTGCTTTGATCGCTTTTTTCATCGCGGACAAAATGTGCTTCTTTGCGATGTGCTTCGGCAGCGCGTCAAACCGCCGCGTCAGGCTGCCAATGTCGCCGCGCACTCCAGACCAATCGAAGAAAATCATGTGACTTTCTCCTCACAGGTCACTTCGTGTTCCTCGCGGTCGTTCCGCTCCACCACGCTCGTGACGTAGAGCAGCCGGTCGCCGCGGGTGATCCACCGCATTCGCATGCTGCCGTTGAGTCCTTCGAGGTAGCGGATCCTCACCATGTGCGAGACGCTGCCGCCGAGCTGCTGCCGCTGCTGCTGCTCGCTGTAGCCCATTGCCTCGATGCTGGCCCGACGGCGGGCGACCACTTCCCAGGTTTCGATGCTCTCGCCCAATTCGTTTCGGGACTCCACCCGCCGCTCGATCGCGACAAGCTCCCGCAGGGCACCCGCTGGAAGGCTCATCAAAACCTCCCGCTCCAACTCTCGGCCGCCACCAGGGCATCGAAGGCCATCGGCATGATCAACGCGCCGCCGTCCGTCGTGACGGCCTCGCGGTTCTTGTAGAGGTGCCCGACCAGGAGCAGCACCGCGGCCTTCAACGTGGCCGGCTGCGTCTCGCCCGGTCGCATGCCCGCCCAGTAAATGATTTCCGCACCACCCCGCCAGCCCTTCCGCGGCACGATCTTCGCGGGCTTCGAGTCGGCGTCGATCTCGTAATGATCCGGGTCGACCAGGCCATCGTCCGTCGTGACCGTCAGCGGGTGATCCTCGTCCACCAGGAGCGGCGGGAACGGGAGTTCGATGCCGCGGTCGTTGCAGCCGCAGGAGCATGAGCAGCCCACGTGCCCGCACACCCTCGCGCGGTACTGGGTCGCCACCATCGCGATGCCCAGGCGAGCCTCCACGATCCTGCGGCCCGCGGAGATCAGACCTTGAATGTAGACATCATCCTCCGCGTTCTCCGGGAGGATTCGTAGGTGTTCCTTCGCGTCCGTCAGCGCGACCGGCTCGACGCGCGGGGGCGTCACGATTGCGACTGACCGGGG